TTGCTAAAATGGCGAGGAAGGCTGAAGTCATGCCCCCTGGTTCTGATGAAAAGAAAACTCGAATTTTCTTTATTTTGTGCCAGGTTCGACAGATAATGGACAAAATGATCTTTTCGCCTGTCATCCCCAGATTTTATAACGTGGGGTGGTGTTCAATAGGTCATAAATGGGCCCATGGCGGGGCCGACAAGCTTGCTCATGAAATGCATGCCTGGGATGCAGACTGGGCGTGGTATACTACAGACATTTCGAAGCTTGATCAGCGCCTCCAGCCAGGGCTTTTGACAATGATCTTTGCCCACCTCTGTTTTCTTTACGAGGATGATGGTTCCGTTGAATATAAAATGCTTAAGGCTCTAATTGCCTACGCTTCCGATGACATTGCCAGCACTTATATAAAGTGGACTGACGCCGAATATCGATTGATAATCGGGGTTATGTTTTCAGGCCTCTATGGAACTTCGTGGGGGGACACGATCTATGTTATAATAATGCTGCTTTTGGCATTTATGAATTACACTCGAGATCGTGTCAAGCGTGGGTTGGCTCGACCTACAACCAATCCAGTTGTCAAGGTTTATGGTGACAACATTTTCATTGGATGGAAGAAAGAGTACTTGAAGGAGTTCGTCATTCCTCCTGCTGGAATGCCTTATCTAGCAGGATTCCTTCCTACTTATCTTGATAAAGTTTGGGGGTGTCCTATAAAGGAAGACGAGACTGGTTATTACGAAAATTTCTTTTCGCGAATAACTGAGCGTTATGATTCTGAAAATCGCGTTGTGATAACTTTGGACGAAAAAGGTCCTGTTTTCCTCAAGCGTTATTTTATTGAACGCAAGTACTTGGATGCGCGCTGGGCAATGCCCTTTAGGCCTAGTTTTGACCACTACGCCAAGTCTATTACTTCTGCTAGTGCAGAGGAGACTATGGACGTGTGGGTTTCTCGATGGATGGGCTTGATTCTTGACTCAATGGGGACAAATACTGAAGTTTACAATTATTTTATGTATTTGTTCGGTCGATTTATCCATGATTATAGAGATGGAGGATCTTATGATTGGCAAGCCATGGTTGACCTTCACCGTGATATTTCGGATGAAGGTAAATCCGATCGAGAATGGGAGTCTAGACTCCACAAAATGGGCTTTAGGGAAGATGTTTCTCCTCAAATGAATACCCAAGGTAATTTGAGAGCAATGTTTTGTCCGGAACCTTACATTCCATTTGAACGTCATGGATTGGCATCTAACGTTTAAGTTTTCC